GAGCATTGAGACTCGTTTCTTCTCAAAAGGAGCCCCACTTACATCTTCACCGAAGCCGTTGCCATAGAGTTTCTGACCAAACGGCACTTCTCCCGTTGTTGCGTCCATATCTTCTAAGGCTTGGCCAATATAAAACACCTTAGATTTAGTCTGGCGGAGGTCGTAAGCGTCATATTTAACAGTTAAAGTAATGCGTCCCTCTAAAGTCTTGAACATTAAGTCCAAGTAGCGGTAGAGATTGTATTTAGAAAAGTCTTTGTCTTCGGTTTGTTTGAAAAATACCTCACTAGCGATGGCGACACCATTGTCCGCCTTTAAGGTTTCGTCCCATTTAAGCGTTCCGAAAGGTGTTACGCTTTTGTTTGTGTAAATAACCCCGTCAATACTGGCAAAATCTAAGACTGAGGCTTTAATGCGTGAGACATACTTAGTCCAAGCGTTCCCATAGAGGGTATGACAGACGAAAACCGTATTAGCGACATTAGCCGAGATAGGCACAGCCAAGTAAAAACGTCTGTTGTTATAGAAAGTAGCCACCTGAGCATAGTTACTGGTGCTGATTGTAGCTAGAGTTTCCTTAATATCGTTAGAAATGATAGAAGTATTAACCCCAAGCACTCCTGTTTGCTGGTCTTTAAATCCAATCGCCCTCACTTCTCTGCCCGTAAAGAACCACAAATCATTTTCCACCCAGCTAACTGCTTTACGAGAACAGGCTCCGTAATTATTTGACTGGATTTCTAGTTTAGGTAAGTAAGTATCAGTAATTGAGTCATAATACCAGCTCATTTTCCAAATAGAGTTTTGCTTGAAAATAAGAAGGTAGCCGTAGTAGTTCTTTAGTGACATTACAGGGTCAGTGCCGAGAGGATTTAAGACGGAAGTTCCACCAAAAGTCTGTGGCGTGGCAATATCGGAGTAATAAACTGTCAATGCCCCCATTTTCCCAGTCGTGACACCAGACACAAACATCCTATCCTCAAAAACTTCTAGGATATTTCCCTTAGGAGCTGAGGCATATTCGGTAAAAGTAGTTCCATCATACTTAAAATAGTTTTCTACCCCATTACAACCCCACAGTTCATCGTTATAAACAGCAAAACCAAAGTGTTTATCAGCCGTAAAAGTCGGATTTAGGTTATCCCAGACCCCTGTGGTAGCGTTATATTTCTGTAATTTAGTCCCCATTCCACGAAGAAAGTGAGAAGTGCCGTCTTTTTTCTTGTAATGGAAGAGTGAATGGCATTGCGTGCTCGTCTCCACCCCAAACAAAGCTGACCCTGTATCTTTTGTCAGGTAGCCCTCCTCCACAAAGTTCATATTGATAGGCACGCTTCGTCCTGCCGAGTCGTCAACATCAATCGCTTTGGCGAGGTCGTTTTGCACTATTACAAAGTTGTCTTGTCTAAATCCCATTTTTAAAAATCTTCTAATAAATTATAAAGGGTTGCTTCTTCAACTTCTTCGTCCTGACGCTTTTTAAACCAAGTGAATATTTTTACTAACAAGGTCATAGGTAAAAATTGTTATCAATTAAGTTTTGACTTGAAAACATTTGAGATGAACGGACATTGTTTTCCTCGTAGTTGCTCATTGTTTCAATCTTTTGTTTGAGTTCCGATTCGTATTTTTCCCTAAAGAATTTTGACAGTTCCCAGTCCTGCAAGTCCTCAAAGGCTCGGTAGAGTATCCCGTAAACAATCAGCTCGTGGAAGTAGGTGGGGATAGTTGGGTTGACTGCCGAGGTCATATTGGCAAAGGTTGGCCAGTATTTAATCGTCAGGCTCGCCACTGTATCAGGTAAGACCTTAATCGTGCCCTCCTCAATCGTCACGCCGTAATGGAGAGTCTTTTTCTTAAAGTCCTCAATCGTCATTTCAGGGTAGAAGTTGTTGGCCGAGTCAAAAGCGTCCCCATAGAGCGTGCCAAAGTCAGTCGGCAAAGTCCCCACCCCCGAAGTGAAGTTAACAGTCGCACTTTTGATTTTGTCATTAGTGAAAGTCTTTTTGGCAATATCCTCTTGGGCGAGGTTGGCATAGATATACAAAGTCTCATCCTTGACCAACTCGGTGGTGGTCTCAAGGAGTTTGTTTCTTGCCAATGTAATGATTTGATTGCTTTGCATATTGTTTGTGTTAATGGCTTAGCCTAAGGGGTATAAGCCCCCTAGGTAAACCATCAAAGACTAGGTTGAGTAAGCAACCGTGATTCGCATAGCTCCACCCTTGTAGCGGTTGCCAGCGAAGACCTTGCGGCCATAGACAAGCAGTCCTTTACAAGTGGTAATGAAGCTATTCGGGTCAGCTTCCGATGGGATAACTGAGACTTTGCTGATTTGAGTCGCAAAGGACAAGAAGTCTTTACAACCAGCCAAAATCCAGTAACCACCAGTTGTAGCAGTGTTGTTACCGTCAACCAATTCCGAGAAGTAGACTTTGAAGCCAGCAATAGAACCAATCAAACCTTTCTCAACCACACCGTTGTAGGCGGATTGAACAGCAGGAATGAATTCAGGAGCATTGCGAAGCATCGCCTCAACAGCAGCGTTGACGACAATCCAGCATCCTTCACGAGGAGCAAGAGAAGCCGACATAGCGGTTGAGAGGTCAACTAGACTGCGGTAGATGGTCTTTTCGGTCACGGCTAGAGGGGCCGCACCCTTAATAACGTAAGTGGTGTTAGCAGCGGCTGGCAAAATAGCCCCACCTGTATAAGAGGCAGAACCAACGTCAGTCACGGTGATAGAAGTGCTAGAGGTGTAAGCGGAGACATAGTAGTAGTTAGGGAGAGCAGCGAACTTGATGAAACCACCAACCATGCCAGCCGTGAAGACCGTGCCAGAACCAGTGACAACACCAGTGGTAGCAGCCACCGAACAGGTGCCGGTGGAGTAAGAAGTGCCGATGACGTTGCCGCCCCAGACGTTCTTGCGTCCATAGAGCAAGATGTCGGTATCAATGAGTTCAGCCATATCACGCTTGGCGTTGGCGGCGTATTCATTGATAGCATCAATGTCATTCTGAATTTTATCCACATCATCTACACCAAAGCTAAAGTATTGCTGTTGGTCAATGATGAGGTCTTCGTAGGTCGGAGTTAGTTCTTGCTTAACCAATTCCATACCTTTGGTGTATTTAGACAAGGAAATCTTGCCTGCGGTGCGAACACGAACACGGTCGCCTGAATCCTTAATCATACCCTCATATTGGGTATTGGTGATGTAAGGATACAGGGTGTCGTTGTAAAGGAGCTCTACCAACTTCAAGGAAAACTTGATGGGGGTAAAGGCGGCCATTACAGGGGTAATAATTTGTCCCATAAATTTGTAAAATTAACTTTTAAAGTGGTAATTCTACAAATGAGTTATAAAGCTATTAAAGCTTGCCAGAAGCTAGGTCGTCATTGTATTCCTTGGAGTGTTTGGCGAATTGAGCAGGATTTTCCTGCATCATTCGGTGCCAATCCTCTAGGGAACGAGATGAGGTTGGGGCTTTCTCGCCACCAGTGGCTCTCTCTAGGTCAATACGATTTGCTTTCTGTTTTTCCTCCATTGCTCCGATTTCCTTCGCTTTTTCAAATAAGTGGATTTTAGCCATATCCTCTAAGATAACGTCAATGTTATCAGGAGTATTACTAGCGTTAAAATACTTATTCTTAAACTCATCTTTTGAGTTTGCAAGCTCGGGATATTTACTGACCACTTCGGCTAAAGCTTTATCAAACTTAGTTTCGTTATAGGTTGCCCGAGCGAAGGCAATGGCTGGGTCTTTGTAGACCGAATCTATTGCTCGCTTAGACACCATATCGGTATAAGCTATCAAATTGGCTTGAGCTTCGGGGCCTAGTTCTTCAAAGCCGGGGTATAAATCATTTGCAGGTGGAGTTTCCTCCGTGCCTCTTGCCTCGAGTTCAGCTTGAAGTCTCTTATTTTCTTCGTAGAGTCTAAGGGCTTCTTTGGATGACTCGGCAAACTTGTTTCGGTAATCAATTTGAGGTTCGGCTTCCTCAGTTGGATTTGTTGGTTCAGCAGTTGTCTCTGCTTCCGTTCCTTCTACTTGGTCTTGAGAGTTAGCTTGTGCGTTCTCAATTTCATTATCAAAGGAGTTTGGGACTTGATTCATATTTTTGTTTTAGCCCGTCCACTAGGGGTTAGGGCGATTATTTCTTCTTAATAACTTTCTTGGCTACTTTTTTAGGAGTTTCCACCACAGGGGCA